CCCCCGAAGGGGATCCTTCTATTGGCTCTTCCAGACGACCTTGTCTGGTTCCATTCTCGGATGGATGGCCTCTTACCTGTCTTGCCGCCGGGACGAAAGGACTCACGGAGTAATCTATGAGCCCAATTACCGGACCATTCAGTGACTTGTACTACTCGTCAGTGGATGGGACAGGATCGCGATCGGAATACAAACGGTGGTTTCGTCAGAAGCCTCCGTTCAACGCCGCTCTTGCGTACACCCACAGTGTTGCGCACACAACCGCTGCGCTGAGAGTTGGGGATTGGCCACCTACCACCTTCGGTGGGGTTGCCAACTCCGCGAATCAGCACGGCGACACGTACGCGCATTCGTGGTTCAATTCGGTACCGAACATGGGGGACGAGATCAAGCTCACGCGAAATCTCGCCCGTGCCAGGTTTGTCGACATCCTGAACCAGGGTGCAACGGCTTCCTGGGGTATCAACATTGCTCAGTGGCGGCAAGCCGCTGACATGTTTCACGGGGTCGCCAAGACCCTTACCCTGTTCAGCCAAGCAGTAAGACGAGCCGACTTTAAAGCCTCTTACAGGGCTCTCTTCTCAACCTCGCCACCGGCGAAGGGAGGGAAGTACTCGTCTGAATACCAGAGGCGGTGGCGAGCGAAGTCATTCGCAAGCCGCTACCTGGAGTTCCACTTCGGTTGGGAACCCCTCTACAAGGATATCTTCGACACTGTCGAGATATTCACCAAACCTGTGAAGGTTGGGCATGTAGCTGGAAGTGCAACAAGACGCCACTCGCTGCAGAGAATTCTGTGGCCAAGCGCTGATGTCACGCAAGAGAACACCCACACGGGTATTATCCGAGTGAAAGTTGGCGCGTTAGTGAGCGTGGAGAACCCTAACCTAGTTCTCGCACAACGCTTGGGCCTGCTTAACCCTGCCTCAATTGCTTGGGACGCTGTTCCTTGGTCCTTCGTGGTTGATTGGTGGGGTAACGTAGGCAACGTGATAGCTTCTCTAACCGACCTATCCGGGTTCGGTCTAAAGGAAGCCTACACGAGCACGAAGATAGTCGACGTGTGCCGCTCCTACTCGGTCAGTAGGGCTGGACCTTCATTCCCTTGGGTAGGGTCTGAAGTTTACAGCACCGGACAGACGTTCTATCGGGAACTTGGCGTTCCCGGAGTTGCGCTCCTGTTTCGGAAACCCTGGTCTACCTCTGTCACTCGAGCACTCACTGCGAGTTCCTTGTTGATACAGAAGGGTGTCAACCCTAATATCATCCACAAGAAATGAGTATAGTGCACAAAGTGGTTTGGGAGATCGTTTTGCGCCTAGGCGCTAACCTCTGGTTCGAACTTCGAGCCCAAAAGAAAGCCATCCATGGCAGGCCTCACCTCCCTCAACGTCCTGAAGAACGACGGAACTACCACCGTTACGTTCACCGGGCAAGTGCCCTCCTCGGGCGACGGTACTCCGGCAGTGTGGCAGAACATCGCCGTCGGCACCGCCCAGACCCACCGCCCTGAACTCCGCATGAGTGCGAAGAACAGTGGCGACGGTTCGAAGCGTGTCGTTCGGTTGACGTTCCAGTATCCGACGATCGCCACCAATTCGACGACGGGCTTGACGTCCGTTGTCTACAAAGGTGGCTTCAGCACCGAGCTGTACTTCCCGAAGGATCAGCCGGTGTCGGATACCAACGAGCTGGTTGCGCAGTTCTGCAACCTCATGGGCCATGCGTCCATGAAGACCTACCTCCAGTCCGGCTTCGTGCCGACCTGAAAACTGGTCTTCTGACCTAACCCTGAAAGAAGCTCATGTCACACGTTACACCCGAGGTGAACGAAGTAGTCCTATCCTACATGGAAGGACTAGACTGCGCCAAGTCCCTGGCCGTCGCCATCATGTGGCGTCACCAGGACTTCGCGGGGGTCGTCAGTTGTAAGACTGACCCTCGCGACTATCTCGACTCCGATTCCTATCTTCGAGCCGTGGCGGCTACGGACTTGCTCCGAAAGTGCCGCGGACTCTTGACGGAGGACGATCTCGAGAAGCGCACACTAGAAAAGTGGCGGTGGGCCGAAGCAGAGTGCTATCGATCGAACGAAAGACTTGAGAAGTACATCGACGCCTGTTATGGCGACGTGGAACCTCACGTGCTTGCCGTTTTGCGGCGTGCGCGGAAATATGTCTTCCAGATGATCGGGATGCCTCCCGACGACCTCGACGGTCGATTCGGCCCTGGTACTGCAGTCGGACTCAGGTCGGGACATACAACTATCCCTGACAAACTCTCAGCTTCACCGACACTCACCCACAACGCTTGGTGGCACCTGTTCCATTGGTCATGGAATGGGTGGGCCAGAGCTGTGTGTTCAGTCGGAGTCAAGCCTGTCTTTGTGCGCGGAAACGAGTACTTCACCGTCCCCAAAGACTCCTCGAGCCTCCGGGCTTGTGGTAAAGAGGCGTTGATCAACGGTTACTACCAGCTCGCTTGCGGAACTGCCTTGCGGCGGAACTACAAGCGGCGCTATGGGGTTGACCTTGACTACCTGCAACAGCACCATCGCGAGATGGCCTGTCGCGGGTCGCGTGACGACTCGATTGTCACGATCGACATGACTTCGGCTAGCGACACCGTTTGCATCAACTTGGTGAAATTGATGCTGCCCAACGATTGGTACGAACTTTTATCCAGTCTACGCTCGCCTTTCACTCTTGTGGAGGGAAAGTGGATTCGACTGGAGAAGTTCTCCTCGATGGGTAATGGTTTCACGTTCGAGCTCATGACCATCATCCTCCACGCCCTATGCCTAGCGGCATGTGACGGCTTGGATGTTGGTGGTCGTGACCTTTGCGCCCGACAGGACGTATCGGTTTTCGGTGACGACATAATCGTCCCGAGGGAGAAAGCTCAAGACGTACTCTCTCTTCTACGCTTCGTTGGATTCACACCCAACTTGAAGAAGACCTTTCTCCAAGGTCATTTTAGAGAGAGCTGTGGTGGGGACTTCTTTGATGGCGCGGACGTCCGTCCGTTCCTCTTGGAAGAGCTGCCAACAGAACCAGCGCACTTCATAGCCCTCGCGAACGGGATTTATCGCGTCCAGCGCAAGCTGGGCACGACGGGTCTCGAACTAATGAGGGCATGGTTCCGGACACTCGACTGCCTCCCGACAAGCCTGCGAAGGCTCAGGGGTCCAGAAGAGCTGGGTGATATCGTCATACACGATGGTTTCACCCACCGGTGGTGCGTACGGTGGTCTGACTCAATCCGTTACATTAGGTGCTACGTTCCTGCTTCTTTCCGTAAGGTAAGGTGGTGGGGATTCGCACCGACTGTGCAGCTTGCGTCGGCGCTACTTATCAACCAGGAGGGATCACCGTTCTTCCGATTCGACGAGGCCAGAGATGGCAACGTTGATGACGAAAGATTAAGGTGGTTTCCGCCAAGGGACCCTGTCCTTGGCCACGAAGAGAGATGGATACCCTTCTCGTGAACCTGGTTGAAGTGTGAAGGTCTTTCTCCGCCCTTA